CATCAACCTTCAGAGTGCTTGCAGCTTACTGCTCATACGCAGACCGAATAGGCAGAACATTCGTAAGCCAGGGCAGACTAGCCGAAACCCTGGGAATAGGTAAAAGCGGAATATCCTACCACGCCGTTAAACTTCGCAAGCTAGGATACATGGTCTATTGCAAGCCGTTCTATCCAGGGCAGAGGTCAACATCTAACCGCATAGTCTACGAACCAAAGATCAAGCTGGAAGAAACAATCAAGTCCTCACTCTCAGTTAAACACCAGATGGAGATTTCAGAAGCTGAATCAATGCTTAAGGATCAGATCAAACAAGGTAAGGCTGGGACTAACAGCGGCACTGATCAGAGGCTATCTAGGTTAATGGAAGATTTTCAGTCTTTGACAACCGACTTTTTTACAGCAGCAATCGCGAAAGGCTGGTGGATCTCGCATGATCAGGCACAACGGTCAGCTAAGATGCTGGCTAATCAAGCCGTAGAGCTATTGAGAGAGCCGCACAGCAACGAAACGGGTGCAGCATGAGCATAGGTAGCGCAAGAGATGTACCGAGCTTGTACGGGCTTGGCATTGAATGTGGCCTACCCACTGGCAAGGTGGTTGCATTTTTGAGTGAAGGTAGAGCAAAAGCTTTTTCTTTCTGTAGGGAAAAGTTGCAGTTTTGTAGGAAATCGACCCCTTCCCCCTCCCCCGCGCCCTCTATAGCTGCAGTCCCTCACGCAACTATTTTCCAGAAAACCATGAAAGGAGTTTTTTATGAAAGGTGTTAAGCATTACAAATCCAGTGGGGCGGTTTACACTGGTGCTTCACATAAGATGAAGAATGGTACGTTGCACTCTGGCAAAGCACATACGGCTTCTAGTCAGAAGCTGTTTCATTACGGTGATTTGTCGAAATCAGCGCAAGCAAAGACCAAATCCAAGAAGGGAAAGTAATATGGCAAAAAGACCTGGACTATATAAAAATATTGATCTTAAGAGAAAGCGGATTGCTGCTGGTAGCGGCGAGAAGATGCGCAAGGTTGGTAGTAAGGGATCTCCTACTGCTGATGCTTTTAAACAAGCGGCTAAGACCCGCATGAGAAGGAAGGGATAAGATTATGCCGATGGGTAAGGGAAGTTATGGAAGTAAGGCTGGGCGTCCGTCTAAGGCGGCTAAGAAGAACCCTATGCTAAAGAAGGCAGCTATGAAGAAGATGGCGGCTAAGAAGAAGAAGTAATGCTTGAACCTGGCGATCCTTTGTCGGTTGTTAGTTGGCAAGTTAGGTCTGATGGTCTTTATGTTTGGCGTGATGCTGAATTGATAGCTGTTATTGGGCATGATTTGTTTCCTAACATGATTGAGGATTTAGCCAGGGGATTGGTTCGTGATCGTTTGTGTATTTATCACTAGGTATTGTAATATCGTTTTGATGTGATATCGTTTTTATATGAAAATACTTATAGCTTGTGAATATTCTGGCCGTGTTCGTGATTCTTTCCGTTTATTGGGGCATGATGCTTGGTCTTGTGATTTATTGCCTCCTGATGATGGTTCTGAGTTTCATATACAGGGTGACGTTCTTTCTTTACTAAGTGATGGGTGGGATATGATGATTGCTTTTCCTCCTTGTACTTTTCTCTGTAGCTCTGGGTTGCACTGGAACAAGAGAGTTGAAGGAAGAAATAAAAAAACTGAAGAAGCTTTAGAGTTTGTTCGTGCATTAATGGATGCGCCTATTGGAAAAATAGCAATTGAAAATCCCGTTGGAAGAATTGGCACTGCTATAAGAAAATCTGATCAATCAATTCACCCTTATATGTTCGGTGATGATGCTTCAAAACGCACCTGTCTTTGGTTAAAAAATTTAAGAACCTTAAAGCCAACAAAGTTTGTGGAGCCAAGAATGGTTGACGGGAAGCCCAGATGGGAAAATCAAACCGACTCTGGTCAAAATAAATTGCCGCCATCAAAGGATCGTTGGAAAGAGCGCAGTAAAACTTATCAAGGGATAGCTAATGCGATGGCTTCTCACTGGGGATAATTAACTTGCGGTATCTCTTGCCAAGCGATATCGTTATTTCATTGCAACGCGATATAGGAGAAAACAATGTCGAAGCGATTTAGTGTTGTGCAAGCGAAGGAAGTACCAGGTCGAGATAAGCCTGTTTGGTTACGTCATGGTATTGCTTTTGAGGGTGAGAAGGGGATTAGCATTAAGCTTGAGAGTTTACCCCTTCCTAACAAGGATGGTGAGGTTTGGCTAAAGTTGTTTGTTGATGATGGTAATCGTCAGCAGCAAGCTACACCGGCGGCTAAGTCTGCACCGTCTGCTGATTTAGATGATGAGATTCCATTTTAATGGCAAGAAAAAAAGAGGATAAGATTAAACCTATTCCTCCGGTTGGTCGGTTTGGCGGTGCGCGATTGTTGCAGCGCCGGATCGGTCGGTCTGAAACTCTTGCTCAGAATAAGGAAGCTGTTGCTACTGAATTGATAGCAATGGGTACTGCTCGGATTACTGATATCATTAATTTAAGTACCGGCGAGATTAAGCCTATTGCTGATATTCCTGATGAGGCTTTGGCGGCGATTAAGAAAGTTACTGTTGGTCAGCATGGAACAACGATTGAGATGTTTGACAAGGTAAGTGTTCTACGCATTTTAGCTAAAGCGAGTGGTTTGTTGGATGTTGAGAGCAATGTTGATAAGCCTTCGATTATTGGGATCAATATGAAGGGTCCAGAGATCACCACAACGTATGAGGCTGGCGATGAGTAATATACCAAGCATGGATTTAGATTTTTCTAAGTCTGCTACGGTTTGGAAATTTCTACACGATAAATCTTTTGTTCGTGGCCTGATGGGTCCGGTTGGATCTGGTAAGTCATATGGGTGCGCTGCTGAGATAATGCTTAAAGCTGTGCAGCAAAAGCCTTCTCCGCGAGATGGTATCCGGTATTCACGGTTTGTTATCGTGCGCAATACCTACCCAGAGCTAAGAACCACTACAATTAAGACCTGGGGGGAGTTGTTTCCAGAAGAAACTTGGGGCCAGATGCGCTGGCAACCACCCATAACACATCATTTAAAGCTGCCCAGCCGCGATAATGCACCTGGTATTGATTGCGAAGTTATCTTTATGGCTCTGTCTACGCCTCAAGATGTGCGTAAATTGCTTTCTTTGGAACTTACTGGTGCCTGGGTAAATGAAGCCAGAGAGTTACCAAAGGCTGTTATCGATGGTTTGACCCACCGTGTAGGTCGTTACCCTACTAAATCGGACGGAGGCGCGTCCTGGTACGGCATCATCATGGATACAAACCCGCCTGATGCGGATCACTGGTGGCATGAGCTTGCAGAGAAGAATCCTATTGGTGGGCGTTTCCCCTGGAAGTTTCACCGGCAACCTGGTGGCGTTTTAGAGGTAGCAGCTAAAGATATACCTGAGAACCCAGAGGCAAACGGCTTTGTTTTTTCTGGTGGTAAGTGGTGGATGGTTAATCCGTCAGCGGAAAACAAGGTTCATCTTCCTGATGGATATTATGAGCAGCTACTTGGCGGTAAAAATGCTGATTGGATCAGATGTTATGCAGAAGGCAAATATACTTTTGTGCAAGAGGGGCGTCCGGTTTGGCCTGAGTACGATGATGAGTTAATGTCAGCGGAAGTTCAGTATGATCCTCAGTACCCGCTTCAGATCGGTGTAGACTTTGGGTTAACCCCAGCCGCTATATTTGGACAACGTACTGCTGGCGGCGCCTGGAAGGTCTTAGATGAGCTAGTTACGTTTGATATGGGGCTAGAACGGTTTGGTCAGGAGTTACTGGCGAAGATCGCGGCAAGTTTCGACAAGGCCGAGGTGATGATCTGGGGAGATCCAGCGGGTAACAAGCGCGATGAGATTTATGAGGTCACTGCTTTTGATCACTTGAAGTCTATCGGGTTTCGAGCGCAGCCAACAGACAGTAACGCTTTCAATGTTCGCCGTGAGGCTGCTGCTTCGCCTATGAACCGGCTGGTGAGTGGCAAGCCTGGTCTGATAGTAAATAAAAAATGTTTGCGCTTGCGCAAATCTTTAAGTGGTGGGTATTTTTTCAAGCGCGTTTCTATGGGCGCTGGGCAAGATAGGTTTAAAGACGCGCCGGTAAAGAATGAACACTCTCACTGTGGCGATGCGTTTGGGTATCTTATGCTTGGCGGTGGTGAGCAACGTAAGTTGCGCCGTGGGTCTTACGGTACAAGCTTTGCCGCAAGCTCAAGCTATTCAGCAACCACAGATTTTGAAATTTTTTAATGGGCTTAATTCAGATCCCAGAGTTTAGAATGAGCAGTGACGAACACATCATTGCATTAACGTATGA